AAAATCAAAGGCAACATCAGAAGTATCAACTACAGTAAAAGTAGTTTTAAAATCTGTACCAGTATAAATGGTAAGATTAGCAGCATATGGAACACCTGCTGATGGATCAAATGTTAAATTTTTACTTGCCATTGACCAGTTCCTTTAATAGAGATTTTATTTCACCAATCTCACCTTTTAAATTAGCAAGATCTTGTTCCATAGATTCCACTCTTTCATTTTTTAAATTTTTTGCACTTCTAGATGCAATGTAATGTTGATAATCCAAAGAATTTACATTGATAATTGTACCTGTATGAGGATCCCTTGCGAGATCCTTATGTCCTTCAATATTGTAAGGTTCCATATTAAGCAAGAGCCATTACACGTAAATCTTTAACCTTTGGAACAAATACTTGACTTGTTGATGTTAATAGAAGTTTAATTCTATAGTATCTAAAGGTAGGTAGTTTATCTGCAGTAAATGTAAACTCTTTAAATGATGTATTATCACCAAAACCATATTGACTTGATGGAATAACAACCCTATCAGGTAATCCATCACTATCCTGTTGAGCAATCATCTGACCTCTACTATTCAAATTATTAAATCCAGGGAATGGGGTATATATTGGATCAAATCCAGGATCATTACCAACTGCGTAAAATGCTCTAATTTTAGCATATGGATTAACATGACCCGATAATATTATTTTAATAGAAGTAGCAGCATTTTCTAATTGAAGTTCTTTAGTAAGATACTGGCAAGCAGTAGGATCACCTTCAACACTTTTTACTCTATTATCTGTAGCATAGTTACTAACTACACTATTAACCCTATTATTTGTAAGAATAGTACTTACTCTTTGACCATCAATTACTGGACTTACTTTAGTATCAGTAGTTCCAAGAGTTAATCTCATTTGTAAAGATTTATTACCCTCAACCTGATCTAATTTTTCATCTTCATTAATCTTAGAATAAATTGCTCTTGGAGTATCAAGATAATTTGGTTCACCTATAGCAATAGATTCAAATCCTTCATCAAGATATGAAGTTTCATCTCCACTAATACTTGTTGCAGAAGTAGTTCTTATTTCACATCCAATATTAGTTCCTGTAGTAGTAACATTTTGAACTATTGGAGTAATAACTTCAAATGGCATATTTTGTGTTGCCTTTGTTTCATATCCTCCACATGACTTAGTTTGATTTAAGTATAATTTGGGGAATCCAACATCATTACTTCTATCATCATTAATAGTTCCAATTCCAGTCATATCAAGTTTGATATTATAAGAATCAAAAGTAATCGCTCCAGAAGTAGCTGTTGATGTAGTGGTTGAAAGTCCGTGAGTTGTGTTTATTCTCTTTAAACTTACTCCACCAAGTTCATACTTGTGAACAGGAGTTCCTACAGAATAATCAACTTTATCATCACCTCTAGCAGAAATAGTAATTACATTTCCAACTACATTATTATACTCAACAATTTCTTTTCCAATCTTCACATATCCTCTATTAGTTGTACCAACCCCAACATTTTCAAAGTTTGAGAATGAACTTGCATCATCAACAGTAAATGAAGAATCATTACCAGATTCTAAAGCAATACTCAATTTAGTTGGTTTAATATCAGATTGTGCTCCAGATATCTTAACTCTATTTTGAGTAGAATACATTCCATGATTCTTATGATTTACCTGAATATGTAATCCATCAGATTCAACATCAATAGAACTAATTTGAACATCTCCACCATTCACAAATCCAAGTTCAGTTTTAATACCAGAACTATTTGTATAGAAGAGAGTATTAGCAGTACCAACAACAAATTCACCTTGAACATTATCAATAGTCAATTCGTTGGTCATTCCAATACCACTAATACTAAATCTAGCATTACGTCCAACAGTTCCATTACCACCAGTAGAAAGTCCAATAGTAGTAATACCAAGAACATCACCTACAGAGTATCCTGTTCCACCATTAGTAATAGTAGCAGCAGCTGCAACTCCATTATTAACATAAACGTTGGCAACTGCTCCCTTACCAGTACCAGTTATTGTGACTAGATTTACACTACTAAAGGTTTGATTACCATCAAGAGGTGTGTATCCAATACCAGCGTTAGTAATACTTAAACCAGCAGGAATAATAGATCCACCAGCACCTACTATATTACCCTCAGCCATCGTACCATCTTGAATAATAGTATTACCCATCTCATAAGAATCACCAACAGTAGTTCCAAGACCAACTCTTATTCTTCTAGAATGAAGAATTAAAGAATCTGGTGCTAATGTTGGAATTTGATTATTTCCTTCAGTTAATTCTGGGTTATAGAATTCAACAGTACCTGATGTTTCAAATTCTGCTCTATACATAGTAAATTTCAAATCTTCCCACTGACTTGGTTCCCATGTAGAAGCATTTTGAGACTTAAAGAGAGAACCTAAGTATGGTTGGTTAGATATAAATGTATCAGTTAAAAGATCAGTTTCACCAATTCTTGAAATATAAACACTATATTTGGTAGAGTTAGATGCTAAAGCTACTGCATATTCTGTATTATTACCTTCAAGATAAACAGGTGCTTTAAATTCAACTGTAGTTGCAACAGATCCATCTGCTGAAATATTAACCTCTGCAGGATCTAATACAATCTCAGAGAAAGGAAGAACATGCTGTGTTGGCAATCCATTCTTCATAGATCTAATTTGGAATACCACAGGTATATCCATATCATCTTTAGTCCTAAAGAAGACATCACACTTAGTAACAAATATTCCACCAGGATCTTCAACTAAGAATGATTGAGCAAGAGGATCATACCATCCAATAATTTGTTGATTTGTACTTTCAGAAAGCACTTGGGATCCTACGACTTCAGATCCAAGAGTTCTATTAACATTCCTATCTTGGAATTGTTGTCTTTGTTCAATCCTTGCATTTCTAACAGAAACAATGTTTTCTTGAACAGTTTCTAATGTTCCAGCAGACGTAAATGTTTCATCAGTAACAGTTGTAGCATTATCAGGATTATTTTCTGAATCATTAGTTAATGTAAGAACCTTACTCCCTGTTTCAAATCTTGGGAAACTAATATTATTTGGATTAGGAATATAGAAAGATCCAGCACAGAACGCACCAATATCAGAAAGAAGTTGTACATCATCGATAGTTGCTATTGCTCCACTACTTTGACCTCTTAGTACCATTCCTGTTTCAACCCATCCAAAATATTCACCTTGTGGTTCATTAGAAAGGGAGAAAGTATCTACATTCAATATTGTTGAAGTAGATGAATAAGATGCAGGGAAACTTTGATTTGTATAAGGGTTTTCTGCAAAGACCTTAGTAGGAATATTATATGGTCCTTCTTTATGGTTTGACTGTGCAACCCTAAAGTTAATTGAAGGTATGCTATCTGCAGTTATCTGACTAAGACCAGTTGGATTAACCATTCCAACAACCTTTTCACCAACCTGGAATGTTCCAGATGTCATAGAAATTTGAAGGATCTTAGGTACACAATACTTAGTGACATCTTGACCATCAAAGAAAGCATAAAGTTTTGTTAAAGGTTTAACTCTTTTAGCAACAAATTCAATATTTCTAGATCTCATGAATGGAACAAGATCTCTACTTACAACTCTATCACCAACAGAAGTTCTATCAAATGATTCAGTAACTAATGTTTGAGTACCTGTTCTATTTTCAACACCTTGTTGGGTTGTTGTTCTCGTAGTTTCTCTAGTGACACGATTAACTGTTTCTCTAATTCTTCTAGCAGGGTTTCCAAATCCACCACTAAAGTTGTTAATCCAACCACCCATTCCAAATACACGAGTTTGATTAGATATTGTAGTATCTCTATTAGTATCATTAGTTGTTGTTCCTGTCCATGTAGTTTGCCATGAACCCCAAGTTACTGGTCCAAATCCAGTTTGTGCATCTATTTCACCATTATCAACCATTCTATTATAAACAGATTGGTAATCACCTTCTACATTAATAATTTTGGGTTGCAATCTAGCAGTATCAACCCACGTATCAGAAGATGGAGTAATCTCCATAGTTCCTTGCCAGAAACTAATTAAGAAAGGAGTAACACTTTCAGACCTTGTAGCAAAACTTTGCTTTAACCATTCAACTTCAGAATAATCTAAAGTTATAATATCATTTTTCTTCCTTACATTTATTCCTTCAATTGTAGCAAAATTAAGGTCAGTAGTAGGATCATTATCAACAACTGGTCCAAATATTAAATCAACAGAGTTGGTATAATGTCTTGGTCTTAGTTCCTTATTTTTTGGATCAATACTATTGTCAATAGGAGTTCCTTGTTCTTGAGTTTTAAATCCAGTAAAATTATCAACAAAGAATCCAGATTTAAATCTATTCAATCCATCAGTATCAGCTACAAATAGATTTGCTGTATTAGTTTCCAATAAAGAAAGAGTTGTGTAGTATTCAAGATTCTTAATTCTATTCTCAAGATTCTTGATATCAGACATCGTAAATCTCTTACGATCTAAGAAATCAATTTGTGCTCCAGCAACATTATAAAGATAGGGTGGAAGCCTAACAGTTGCTATTTCTATAGCACCATCAACAGGAACAGGTTTTTGTGGATCTTCTCCAGGATCTCCATATTTTATTTGGAATTGCCCTTCTTTACTTAAGAATATTCTATCAATTCTTCCAAGATAGAATGAATAATCAAGTGTTATAGTCTCATCAGATGCTAATATATTAGGAGCAGAGTTTCCAGATGCATTAAAGTTTCTTCCTTTAAATTCAAGTGGAGATCTATCCCCTTCAGAAACAGAAGCTACGTTAGTTGCTCTAGGTCTGATATCAATCATATCAGTATTGGAAGTGCCATTCAATTTAGGAATGTCTATTCCATAATCATATTGATTATAAGAATCAGCAGTTATAATATCACCATTATCATTGGCATCAAAAGATCCATTAGAATAGTAAATTTTTATTTTTTTGGATGGAGAATCTGAATCAAATTTTCTTTTAATTGATCCAATATTGTAAGTACTAGATTGTTGTCCATCTACAAATGTAAAGTTTGGAGATATATCAAAACTTGGTGAATCTAAAGTTGAAACTATTGCATTAGCACCAGATTCTTGGAAATTTACAATTTCCCCTTCTTTAAATAGATGCTCATTTTGATAAATTACAGTAATTTGACTATCACTTGGTTTTTCTGCCACCATTGCAACAGCATCACTAGATTGTCCAATTAATTGTTCACCAATAATCAATTCATTTGTTGTGGTTGATTGTGTAACAATAGAAGAAAGATTGATTTTTGGTGATGATGGATCACTCGTATCAGCTGATTCATATATTGACAATACTTCTATAATATCAGCATCATTTATAGATATATTTTTATCTTGAACTCTTGTTCCATATGGATAAGAACCATAAGTCAATCCATCATTTAATGTTGTAGTTCCTATTCCAGAAGCAGAATCCTTAGAATAATTGACAACTAAAGATTTAACTCTATTCCTTATTTTTTCTTTTGACTTTGGTTTCTGCTTTTTAATAGTAGCAACCAAAGTTGCTCCTTTATTTGCTGCAGGAGGATCAGTTAAACCACGAATTTGGCAAGTATTTCCAGATCCAAAATCAAATTGATCTGATGTTAATTCGTGAGTCTTACCATCTGCACCAATCAAAGAATATCTCTTTGCAGTAAATGGTTGGAATGATTCATTTGTTGGTATAGTTGGAAGAGGAGTTTCTAATCTACCACTACTAATATTAACAGGGAAAGTTTTTCTTATAACAATTGACGCACCAGTTAAATCAACTTGAGATATATTTGTTTTAGAAAGTCGTGTTACTAAAGTATTGTCAGTAGAAACATCAAATTGAGTTGCTAGAACTTTTAAATCACTTACATTTTTATATGAAATTGCTGTTGTAATACCAGAACCTTCCGATACAACAGGTAATCCACCATTACATACACCAGCAACAGTAGCAACACCAACAACAGAAACAGAATTTGAACTTACACTAATAACTCTTGCTAAAATAGGATCTTCAGATATTGTAAGATCACTATATTGAATAAGATTACCAATAGTAGTAATACCTGGGAAATTAGGATTAGTACTTTGTATTACAGTTCCTGCAGCTCCCTTATCTATTCCAACAGTAGCAACACCAACCTCATTCAAAACAGATGGGATTATATTTGCACTAAAAGTATTAATACCAATATTATTATCATCAGTTCCATAAAGAGACTTAACATCAGAAACTGTATAGTCAGTAATTCCTATTGCAGTTCTTCCATTATTAATACCATTAATTATTAATTGTTCATCTGCAATAAAATTACCATTTTTTTCATATACTGTTAAAGCTACTCCAGCACTAACAGAATTTACAAGAAAAGCAGTAGCACCACTTCTCTTTCCTTCAATATAAGCAGGAACGGATTGGGTTATAGATTGATTTAATTCAATTTCACTAAAAGTTTGTACATCATATAAAGATATATCCCATTGATTTTTAGCTCTATCACTCTCTGCAACTTCATATGTTCCTGATTCAAGTCTAAAATCATATACCCTAGCAAGACCAACTTCTTTACCTGGAGCACCTTCAGAGTTTACACCAACTCTTTCATCCCTTAAACTTAGAACATATGTACTACCGATACCTACTGTCGGAGTTCTAAAGACACTATTTACTTTAAAAGTTGCACCAGTATTATAGATTATTGACTGATTTTGTAATGTATGTACGTCTCTTGGCTTAGGTACATCGAGAAATGTTGGATTTAATGTTTCAATCTCATAACCCTTAACATAAGCTTTACCAGGAGAAATTTTATATAATGCTAAATCATCACTTGGAGTCTCTCCTCCTGGAGTGAATTGACCTGCTTTAAATACTCCTCTATTACCAATATTATCATTTAAAGATTCTAAAAGAGTGACATCAAAAGGTTTTACATCATAATTACCACTCTCATCATAAGTTCTTCTTGCAAGAGTATCAGTTAAATCAAAATTAGCAGAATATACTCCACTAAATCCACCAAGAGCAGCACCTCCAGCAGATCCTTTTCTTTGAGTTCTTAAAACACCATCATTTATTACTGCCAACTCAACAAAACTATTATCATCAAAATCATCAGTAGATTTTTTAAATAAACTTAAAGATATTTTTAATCTATCAGCACCTGGTGCAGAATAATTATTAAATCCCTGTGAATTATCATTCAAACTTTCATCTATATCTGCATTTATTATCTCTTCATTTACAAATAATCCTACCCTATAACTTGGAGCACTATTATACTGATCAAGAATAAGAGTTTCTTGATTTACATTACAAAATTGACCACGAACAAAATATACACCATTTTGAATTTGGAAAGATGAACCAGTTACAGCGGCACTATTTGCTACAGTAAGAGCAAATGGAGCACCAGCAGAAATTGAAGTATTTCCCAATAACCCCGAAGTTATTATTTCTGAACATGTCAATTCTTCTGCATCAGAAAATACTTGAGTGGAATTATCTCCTGTATTTGATGTTAGATAATTTATATAAAGAGTAAGTTGTCCCTGCTCAGAATCCTCTGCTAATAAAACTTTATCTACAACAGCACTTACACCAGATCTTTGACCTGTAATTTTTGTACCAATTAGTTGATCTGCATATGCACTTACAGGAACTCCTTGATAATTATTATTAATTTTTATACCATAATAAATTCTATTATATCCAGTATTACCAGGTATTACTTTCGCACCCTCTTTAAAAAAGTGTTGACCAAACTTCTCAATCTGATTTTGCAGTATTGATTGAAGAGCTGTTAACTCTCTAGCTTGAACAGGATATCCAGGCTTAAATAAAACCCGATAAAAATCATCCGTCGGATCATAATCGTCAAAATATGGCGATACATTTAAATTGGTTTGCTGTGGCATGATTTTTTAGAACTGCAATACTATTTTGATATCTTCTTTTTGGTTTGTTGACCGAGTAATAGCTGGTCTATTATCAACAAAAATAATATTTCCTGAGTATTTTTTAACTTCGGGATTTGCAATACCTTCAGTAAAACTCTGTCCAAGATAATATGTTCTATTATTTATTACAGTAGATAGACCTGTAAACCCAGTATCAATATCCAAAGTAGATCCAGATGAAGGCGTAATTTCTATACTTCCACCAGTAGAAGGAGAAGCAGTAAATGCATTTTTATTAAATCCATACTGAGGATTTGTTACTGCTGTTCCAACAGTGTTAAAACCAGCAAGAGTTCTATCTTGCCAATATTTTAATACTCCAGTGGTTGCATCATAATTAACAACTCTTCCCACTGCGGTTGATCCAGTAGCAATTGTTTGAGTAACATAAGAATCTGCAGTGAATGTAGCAGAACTATATCCTGTTCCAGTTAATCTTAAAGCACCAAGAGCACTTGCTTTATCTACACTTAAAAGTGCTGTAGAATCAAATTGTTGAGGATTACATACCACACCAACTCTTGCTATATCATTACCAGTTATAAAATCAGGATTCTCATTATCATTTTCAATTCTAGAATATAATAAAACATTATATGCACCTAACTCTCTATAAATGTTAGATCCATGACCACCTTGGGGTGGAATAATAACATCAAATTCTGGTCTAGTAGTTCCTGTAGGAACACTACCTGCCTCTAAATCAACACTACCATAAGTGTATCCTGAACCTTGCTTAGAAATAACTACAGTATCAACTTGTTGATCATTAGTTGTTGTAACAGTGCATTCTGCTCCAGATCCATCACCTTTGATAGGAACATTACGATATTCGGTTCCACCTACAGGTCCAATACTTATCCCTCTATTAGTGACAGTAATTATCTTAATAGAACCATCCACTGCATTATCTC